ATATCCAGCAAGGGGTTACGCGATGTTTGCGTAGCCCCTTCGCGTTTCCAATACCCCCCTCACGTTTCCAATGCGCGTCAGCGAGACGGTTTAACCGGCCGTGCGCCTCGCACGTAACGCGCCGTCATGCCCGGTCCGCTGTGGCCCGCCAGACGTTGTCCGGCCTCCAATCCTTCATCGATCGTCTTGTGCGTCACGCCGCGCGCGCGGAGATCGCGGAACTGAAACTTCGCCTTGTCGATACCGGCCCGCTCGCGTGCCTTGTCGAAGCGCGACCGCAGCTTGCCCTTGGTGAGTGGATAGCCTTCCTCGTCGCGCAGCAGGTAGGGAGAGACGTCTACCTTCGAACCCCGCCAGGCCAGCAGGCGTTCGATCAGTGCCGCGAGGTCGCCCGTGATTTGTACCGTAACGAATGCGCCCGTCTTCTGCGTGCGGAAGATGAGGTTGCCGCGCACGATGTTGGAGCGCTGCACGCGCAGGACGTCCGAAGGGCGTTGCGCGCACAGATCAGCCAGGTCCATCGCGTTGCGTAGCGGCTGGTCGGCCACCGTATAGACGGCTGCATATAGCTCGTCATCGATGAGGATGGCCTGACGTCCTGTCTCTTTCTTGCCGCGCACGCCGGCGCACGGGTTCGCGATCGTCATCATGCCCCACAGCCGCCCGCAGTTCAGGACCAGCGACAGCACGGCCTTCGTGCGGTTCGCTGTCACGACGCCGCGTTTCTCCGCCGTGGCGCGCCAGATCGTGGCGACGTCGGCCGGTGTGAGCGTGTCGAGCTCGCGATCGCCAATGACGCCAGCGAGCCTGGAGAGGAACAGGTCGTACATGCGTTGCGTCGCCGCAGACTTCTGCGGCAGCTCGCGTATGCGGTAAGCCTGCTCGAGCATGGCGAACGTGTGCCGCGTCGTTTCCGACGACGGCGCACGCGCACCTTCTAACTCGGCCCAACGTTGGAGTGCGACGACGCGATCAGTGCCGAGCGGCTCAAGAATGCGCCGCCCGTCCACCTCGCCGTGATCGTAGTAATAGCGTAGCGAGCCGTCCGCGTTCTTGCGCGAACGGAAGCGCGGAATTGCACCTGGAGTTTGTGCTTTGCCAGCCATCACACTGCGCCGAGATTCAGAGCCGTGAGACCGGCGGCCTGCGGTGCGCGCACTTGTTTAGATTCGACGATTCCCATTTGCTTGTCGTGGTAAGCGCGTGCGACCAGCACGCGGCCGTGCACGTCGACGACATGCGGCCAACCCTGTCGAGCGAGCCACAGGATTTGGCGCGCGCGTTGCGGCGTGCCGGTCAGTTCGCGCAGTTCTTGTCGGCCGAGATACGCGCCGGTGCCGCGCTGCGAGCCGCGACGTGAATATTCTTGCATGGTGATTTTCATTACGGAAGAGGACCACACGCAGCGCAATTGAGGGATTGGGGGATTGCGCGAAATGTGACTCTAACTATCTGATTCCTTTGACTATTTAATGCCCCTAATTGCCCTCAAATATACGGGGCGCCCCTTCCCAATTGGGGGCCTAAAAAATAGGCAGTGTTCGTAATTGAGGGCAAAACGGGGATGACTCGGGGCATTGCGTTCGAGTCCATTCCTTGCCTCTCTTCGTATTCTTTCTTCTTCTTTTTCAATGAATTAGAGAGAGAAGAGAAAGGGGTGACGGCGGCCGGCGCAAAAATCGGACTAGGGGCAAAATCAGCTCGAATGGGGGCAAACGTGATGCCACACGGGGCGGGTGTCTTCTCAACAATCAATGACTTACGAGCGAAGAGGCCCGGAATCCCCGAGTTTTCTGCGTTGCCTGCCCGTTCCCTGTGGAAAAAGCGGTCCGGGCGGCCCCCCTCCCTCAAGGGCGGCGTAGTTGCCCGGCCGTTTCGACTCGCGGGGGGGACGGGGGGAACCGGACAGCACGGCGGCCGCGTGACGACGTGCGCCGATTCCTGCGCGCATCGACGCACGCACAGGAAACCCGAATACGGGGCCGCTACGCGGCCGGAAAGAATGAGGGAAGGGGTACGGCCGCACGGCGGCCGCATCGGCTGAGAGGGCGTCACGCTGCGGCCCCTCCTTGCAGTGCGTCGGTGGCCAGGTCTTCGCGGATGGACACGTGCAGGCCGAATGCGGCCAGGCGCTCGAGCGAGATTGGCGTGAGGTAGCGCACGCGGCGCGTGTAGATGCGGCGCTCGACCTCCTTGTCGCCGACGATGACGCCGGCGTGCTTGAGCTGCGCCTTGAACACGCGATCGGATTTCACGGGCAGGCCGTTCCACTTGTCGCGCAGCGCGCTCGTGTGGGCGATGTGGTCCATCACGTGCCCGGTGTTGATGAGCAGGCAGAACTCGCCGTCGACGGTGTCGAACGTGTACGGGTGCTTGTAGTTGCCGCAGTCCATTTCCGACAGCGCGGTTTCCATGATCCAGACCCACGGCTCGCGATCGGCGCTCGTCTCGGCGATGTGGCCGTTCATTTCGGCGAGCAGGTCGCGCGGGAAGTCGCCTTCGCTCGGGTCCATGCCGGCGAACTCGCACAGGTAGCGCCAGGCCAAGGCGACTGCCGCATAGTTGCCGGCCATCCGCTTGGCGCCGTCGTCCTCGCCGCTCGCGCGGCAGTTGGCCAGCGCCTTGTCGCGCAGCGTCGCGTACTGGTCGGACACGGCGCGCTTGTCCAGGCCGGCGAGGAATTCGAGCCACTGCCGAACCGGGAAGCGCGGCAGGTCGTCAGGCATCAGCGGGCCGCGCTTGCCGGTCAGCGTCGTGCGCACCAGCTTGCCGAGCAGGCTGCGCACGGGCACGTCTTCGCCGGCCAGCATCACGGGCGCGCACAACAGGTATTCCGTCATGTCGGTGCCGCGTCGCGTGACGGTGTACTGATAGTTCTCCTGCAGCAGGCCGACGGCCTTGTCGATCACGTCCTGCCGGCGCGCGGACAGCTCTTCCCATCCGACCGGGTGGCTGGTGTGGCTGATGCTGGTCAGCAGCCGGAACTCGGTCTGCAGCGACTGCCCGGAGAACATCGTGAACGCGAGCGAGCGTTCGAGCCGCTTGATGAGCGTCGACTTGCCGGCACCCTTGTTCGCCTGGATGGTGATGTGCGGCCAGAAACCGAGCAGCGCCTTCAGGTGGCCGCCGAGCGCCCATACGAGCGGGATCGTCGCCGCGTTCTGCTTGAACGTTGCCTGGTACGCGGTGATGACGCGGCGCGCGTCGCTGGCCGGGCCGGTCGGGAAGGTCAGGTTGTGATACGGGCACTGCTTGTCGGCTTCGGTGAAGTAGCAGTCCGGGCCTTCGTTGACGATCAGCCGGCCGTCGCGCCAGGCGAGCCCGACGAAGTTCGCGGCCTGGCGCGCACCGAGGTCGGCGCCGCGCTCCAGGATGTTCACCATGCGCTTGAACGGCGCCGGCGCCCAGATCGGGCCGAACTTGCCCCACTGGTCGACGTTGTGCAGTTGGTCGTCGAGCATGACGCGGCGCACGAGCTGCGCGCCGTGGCGCGGCGCCTGGACCGACACGGCGAAGTAGACGGTCGGCGCCTGGTCAGCGTCGCCAGTCATCGTCGACGTCGCGCTCGCGACGGACACGCGGCTGATGCCGGCGATTCGGAAGCCGCACAAGTCCGTCATGACGGGTGTCTCGACGCCGCTTTCCTCGTTCTTGTCCATCTTCGTGATGTAGCTGGTGAAGTCCGGCCGCACGCGAAAACGCCAGTACTGCGCGAAGTCGTGCGACGGCAGGAAGATGCGCGGCCGGCCGCGACGCGTGGCGTCGCCGGCGAGGCCGGCGATGAGCCACGGCTCGAGCTGGTCGAGCGCGCGCTGCAGATCGGCCGGGCCGCGCAGTTGCAGGTAGTCGTTCACGTCGTTGATCGGCTTGACGGCCTTCTCGCCGTCCGCGAGGTCGGCGAACCAGTTCGCCTGGTCGACGAGCACGGCGCTGATGTTCAGAGCCGTGAGCCGTTCGTAGAGCGCCCAGGCGGCTTCCGGTCCAGGGCGGCGGCCGGCGCGCGGGTGGCCGTCCGCGAACGGCTCGTCGTTGTCCAGGCAGATCACGACCTGTTTGCCGCGCAGGAACGCGAAGTCGATGCCGTCGACGTTCGCCAGGCCGCGCAGCGCGAGCGCGGCGGCGCTAGGCATCGAGCAGGTGTCGATCGACAGCGCGTTGATCGCGCTTTCGACGATGAACACGCGCTTCGACTTGTCGAGCCGGCGAGGATCGGCGGTCCATCCGTAGCCGGCCTTGTCGCCCTGGGTCTGCGTCTTGACGCCGCCGTTGAGCGCCGGATCGATGTAGCGCATGTCGACGGCAACGACGCGGCCGTCGCCAGGCGCGCGCACGATGAATGCTGCGGCCGGGCCGGCGTGCCCCACTTCGCCGGCCGCGACCTTCGAACTGGTCCACGTATTGAAGCCGAGTGAGCGGGCGGCGATCGCTGCGTCGATCGCCGCGACGGAAATGCCACGGCCGACGAGGTAATCGCGCACCTGGTCGCGCTCGGCGAAGCAGCGATCGGCGATGTATTCGACGGTCGTTTTCTCGCGGCGCTCGGCCGGGGCCGGCCGGTCGAGCGGAATGCCGTACGCGTCGTGCAGGTAGCGCACGGCGTCGGCGACGGTGCCGCCGCGTGCGTGAATGACCAGGTCGATACACGAGCCGCCGGCGTCGGCGCTATGGTCGCGCCAGCCGGTGCCGTGCTTCGGGTGGTTCACGTAGATCGACAGGGACGGGCTCTTGTCGTCGTGCTGCGGCGAGTGGTACAGCGCGCGGTCGCCGCCGCGACCGCGCTTCAAGCCGAGGCGATCGGCGAGGTCGTGCAGGTCGATGCGTTGTTTCAGTTCGTCGATCGAGGCCATCGTTATTGCTGTTGCTGTTGATGCAGGGAGAGGGCGGCAGGGTTGCCGGGTGTCGCAGGACTGTCGACGAGCGCACGGAGCGCGCCGGCCGACGCGGGGAAGGCGAGCGCCAGACGATCGCCGAGCACGCTGACGAACAACGCGAGCACCGCGACGCGCTGCAGGCCGCCGGGTTCATGGTCGAAGCGAAGGGCGTCGGCGGCGGCCGCGATGGAAGCCGCGAGCGCGGCGTCGTGAGGGGTAGTCGTGTGCGTCATGCTGCGGCGCCTCCGAGGATGTCGTGATGGTTCTGTTGCAGGCGTTGAACGGCATGCTGCAGCTCGTACCGCGAGGTCGTCGCCTGGTCGAGCATGGCGCGCAGGCGATTGCGGTTGCGCTCGACGTTCGACGTCGCGCTCGCGAGCGCGGCGGTACGCGTCGCACCGTGGCCGATACGCAGGCCGGAGGCCAGGTGCGTGACGATCCACTTTTCGGGGTGGCCGTCGCGCATGTGCGGCTCGACGTGGATGCCGAACGCAGCGCCGGCGTCGTTCGGGATGACGACGTGATCGCCGGCGACGGTGCGCAGGCCGGCCGTCGTCAGCAGCTCGTAGCGGATGGTGGGCTCGTGGTTCACGTATCAGCCCTCCTGACCGGGAAACAGCGCGTCGACGATTGCGCGGGCCAGCGAAACCCAGGCACGTGCGCGCGGGCTCTGCAGCTCGAGGACGTCCTGGTCCGGATTCGCCTGTGCGTATCCGTGGTGCGACATGAGCTTCCCGACGACGATGCGGACACGTTGCTCGCGGTGATCCGTCGCGACGTCCGGTATCAGACGCATGACGTTGGCTCTACGCCTCGATGCGAACGCCGCGCGCAGCTCATCGATGTCGTTCTGAGTGAGATCGCGTCGAGCTACGAGCGGTAGCGTGAGCGGATTCAGGCGCCGGACGGCGTTCCAAAATTCGCGAGCTGCGTCGTCGACGGTCAGGTGGTCGGAGATCGTAATGCGGCCGTCGTAGTGGATGGTGAACAGCACTTCGCTGGAGGTGGCGTTGACGAACCGGAAAGAGGATTGTTTTGCGTTGGACGTCATCGCATTACCCTCGCGGCGGGACAGACCAAGCGAGCGCCGCGACCAGCGCGGCCATCGCGACGCCGCCAACCAGGAACGCGATGGAACGAGCGTGACGAACGTCGAACAGGCGCAGCACGTCGGCGGCCAGGCTGAAGCCGCCGTAGAGGGAGAGGGAAAGCATGAGCAGCACGCCGATGCTGAAAACGTAGGGCTTCATGGTGTGGTTCCTTGCGAGTGCGCCGGCGGCCGGCGCGGATAGATCAGTCGAAGTCGTTTGCGGCACGGCGCTTCCCGTCGATTGGCGGGGGTTCGGGAGCCGCTTTCCGATCCAGCCAAGTGCGCGCGGCGTTTTTGAAGACGATGCGGGTGGCCGGGGGAGCCGTGTCGAAGTCGCCGACGATGCGCAAGCCATCCCAGGCTTCGCGAAGCTCGGCGTCAGTGAGGGGTGCGGGCATCGTGTCAGTGCATCCAGTCGAGCACCGGCGTACCGCGTGCGAGGTCCCACGACACGACGAAACCCAGGGCGCGGGCAGAGGCGACGAACACATCGGCGCGCACATCGGCGGCGGAGATCTTAGTGAGGTAGGCGACGCGTTCGTCGTAGGACAGCGATTCAGCGAGCGCGGCGATCGGGGCGGGAATCAGCGTTTGCATACGGCCTCCAAGAAATTTCAGGCAAAAGGAGTCCCTCACGCCCGCAGAGCGGGCGCGATGGGTGTTCAGCGAAACAGCGGTTAGGGCTTAGGCGTCGAGCAGCGGGAGCTGTCGCGAATCGGTCGGTAGCCGATCAACCTTGCCGAGCGGCACATACACGTGCGGATTCGGGTTGAGGCTCGGCGCGATCGTGTGGACGGTCGCGACGTGGATCTTGTAGGTCGTCGCGCATTCGATGTTGGTGCACTGGCAATACGCTTCGCGAACGAGAGCGGACAGCGTGCGGCTGGTTCGAATGACGGCGCGGCTGCCGCAGTGGTGACACTTCAATTTCATCGTGACTTCCTGTCGGAGACTGCCGCGTTAGGAACGGCTGCTGTTGTGGACGACGTAGAGAGCCCGGTCTCGTCCGGTGAGGCGACGTGTGCCGAGACGGAGTCGTCGCTTCACGAGCCATTCGGCCGCCTGCTGGAGCGTCGCGAGACCTTCCTGCTGTCGCACGCGCTCGAGCAGTTCAGCGTCCTGCTCGGTGAATGTGATTTCGAGTTCGGGCATGGAATCGGCTGCTTCTGAGCTGCTGCCTTTAGCCGCGCTCGTGGGCTACATTGCTCGATGGCAACAGAGCCTCGGCGGCTTCGCGCAGGACCATCTGGCGAATCAGCGTTGCGGTTTGCTCGCCCTGGTAGTTGGCGAGTGCAGTGATGAGGGCGTATTCGTAATCGTCGAACCGCACCATCAGGCGCCTTTCGCGGACGCGCTTGGGATCGGGGTACATGGTTGTCACCTCGGGTTCAGCTTGCGGAAACATTGCCCGTGGTGTCCTCGAACGAGGACATCTTGGCGAGATAGAGGGGGAGCCCTTCGAGGTAGATGAGGCGCGCGAGGCTCGCCAACGAGCGCCGCTCGTGGCGGCCGAGGTGCTCGAGCTGGGCGCGCTCTGCGGGAAGGAGGCGCAGCGAAACGGTCTTGCTGGACATGACGCCCGGCGGCGCACGCCGCGGGCCTTTGTGGGTAGTCATGGCGGGTATACTCAATTTCGATAGTGCTTCACTAGGGATAAGTGAAGTGTAAGTTACTCAAAACGATTACGCAAGATGTCTGATACAACAATCGGATTACGACTGAGGGAGGAGCGGATGCGCATTGGCATGAGCCAGGCGGAGTTCGCTGCGCTCGGCGGGCTCGGAAAACAGGCGGAGTTCAACTACGAAGCCGATGCCCGATCGCCTGATGCGAACTACCTGGCGGCGCTTTCGAAGGTCGGGGTCGACGTGCTGTACGTCATCACGGGCGAGCGCGCACAAGGGGCGCCGGTGCCGGACGATGAGGCCGAGCTGCTCGACGGGTTTCGCCAGTTGAACGACGTCGGTCGGACGGCCGTGCAGGCGTCGATCAATGGCTTCCTGCTCGCGGGCACGATGACGATCTCGGGCGCGCCGGCGAAGAGGCTTCCGCGTCTTGCTGAAAACCGAGCAGCGAAATTGGATGCTGCGGCGCTGCAGGCGCTCAAAGACGCACAGGCAGACGCAGACCGCACAAAGGGCGCGCGATCGCCGCGTAAGAGCGGTGTGAAAGGTCAGGACTGACGAAGTGTCTCTGCGGCGCGCTCGAGCGCCGCCATCGCGGTTTCTACTTCACCCAACACGTCGATCGTCGTCATGCCGGTCGATTCCTCACGAGACAATTCGCACAACGCAGCGAGTTCGCGATCGAATCGCGCAACGACGGTGCGGAGCTGCGCTCCGAATTCTGTAAGCCGAAACCCATCACTTCCTGAACGACGCTCCATCAGCGGGCGGCCGAGGACGCGCTCGAGCGCGGACACCTTCTCGCTGACGGTCGGCCGCTGCACTCCCATTGCCTGCGCTGCTTCCGAAATGCTGCGATAGCGCGCGATCTCGCTGTATGCGCGCAGCAGATTCCAGTTGAGCCGAGGGGGAGTCGTCCGGGAAGCCATGATTCGAGCGGTAGTTGTTGTTGCCGTAATGCGCGCGTCGCAGGGGCGGGGGACGAGAGGCGGGAGAAAGCCCGCGAAAGTTAGGCGTTTTCCTAACTTTCACAGGGCTTTCTCCTTCATTCCATTTGTCTGAAAAAAGCACGAAAATGGGGCCGCGTTACAGCACGCGTGAATGCCGTTTCACGTCGTAGCGCCTCTCAAAATATCCGAAGAGGAAGCCGTTGTGAGTAACAAGCCGCAAGAGCCGCAATTCCGAAATGAAACAGCCGAGGACGGGGTAATCCGACGCTGTACCGAAGCCACGATAGCCGCCCAATGTGGGCGCGCCAGCTCCACTGTAGCCGGGAACCGCGAGACGCGCGCAGCGCGCGATTTGTCGGCCGGTGAGCGAGCGGCGCTGCTCGCGCAGGTGACGAGCGCGATGTTGAGCCTATCGAACATCCGCGACCTGCTACTGACGTAACGTCAGCCCTCCGCCGAGGTGTCGATCTCCGGCACCTCGCTCGCCTTGACCTCTAGGTCGAGGTCCGATGTAAATCCGCCGTTGCCGTCGATCGAATGTGTAACGCGCGCAATGATCCAGTTGCAATCATCAATGACACGTTTGTAACCGCGCACGGTTACAGGTAATTCGGTCATCAGCTCGGGGCGGCCGAGCGCCAGCACAATGCTGAACTCTGCAACGCCGCGCTGCAACTTCTCCCATTCCGCTTTCGCCGCGCGCGTCGCGTTCGCCTTGTTCGCGTACGTGTGCCGCAACGTCTTCACGTTCTCGGCCGTGCCGAACAACACGTCGCCGCTCTTGTCGATCGGCTTCTTCTTCGCCGTCGTGCGACGCCGGCGCCGCTTCACGGTGGTCGACTGCTTCTTCGCGGTGCGCGTGTTCAGGTAGAACGCCTGCACGCCGGAATACGTGTCCCGATCGGCGACGCCGAAGTCGTGACGGTCGCCGACGTCGCGCGTGATCGTGACGGCCGGCAGTGGCTTACCGCTCGCCGTGGTTGCCTCGCCGGCCTTGATGAAGAGCAGCAGCCCGTTCTTCACGGTGGCGATCGCGTCAAACATCTTCGCCAGGCGCGACAGCAGATTGGCATCCGACTCGGCTGTCTGGTCGATGTGGTCGACGAGCTGCCCGTCGAGCGCCTTGCTGATACGCGCCTCGACCTTGTTCTGACTGGCGATCGTGCGCACGATTGCGCCGACCGTCTGCCGATGCCAGGAGCGCTCCTTCTTGATCGACAGGCCCGCGCGCAGATCGACGCTGCGCGCGCGGATCGTCAACACGTCAGGCGTGCCGGTGTGCCGTACCTCATCGACCATGAATTCGCCCTTGTCGACCAGGCCGTTCGCCGCGCCGGCCCAGCCGATCGCCAGCTTCAGCGTGACGCCGCGACTCGGGATCTCGAGGGCGCCGTCAGAATCGTCGAGGCTGATATCGAGCTGGTCCGCTTCGAAGCCGCGGTTGTCCTGCAGCGTCAGCGAGATCAGCCGGCCGTCGAACTTCTTCGTGATGTTCTTGCCGTTGAGCGTGATCGAGTAGATCGCACGCGGCACGCGATCGTCGGCGATCACGACCTTCTGCACCAGGTCGGCGCCAGGGATGTCCGACAGGTTCATAGCGAGATCGCCCCCTTGATGGCGTCGGTCACGATGCCGAGCATGTCGAGATCGTCGTTGCGCGTCAGGGCAATGGTGAACTCGATGCGCCGCGCGGTGCCGTCGTCGAAAAACAGCGTGCGTGTCGTGTCGATGTTGTCGATCGTGAACATGCCGTAGATGTGGCCCGTGCCCTCGATCAGCGGCCAGGCGGTGTGTTGGTCGGCCATCGCTTCAATGACGGCGAGGGACATGTCGCCGCCCGTCAGCTCCGGCAGCAGCACGCCGGACAGGCTGATGGTTTCGTCGTCCTCGCCGACGTACTGCCGCGCGGGCTTTTTGCCGACGCGGTTGTTGCTGGCGAAGCGCCAGCCGCGCCGGCGCTTCAGCTCCTGGTAGGGCAGGGTCGACAGGCTGAACACGAACAGCCCGAGCGCCATCATCATGCGAACCTCTCCTTCAATCCCGGTCGCGCAGTCGCGAGCGCTCGCGCGCGGCCTGCGTGGCCTGTTCCTGGCGCATCACCTGCAGCACCTTCTGCGCGAGCGCCTGTTCATCCATGCCGGGCGCCGCATACACCTGGATCGTGATCGGCGCCGGCGCGACAGGTGCGCGGGCAGCGGCCGACGCGACCGTGAGCGGCGGGCGGTTGTCGACCGTGAGCGGTGCGCCGCCGGCGATCGCCGCGCCCGTGATGCCGATGCCAGCGCCGGCGGCAACGATCCGCTTACCGACTTCGAGCACGGTCGACAGCGGCCCGTCCTGGCCTTCACGCAACCCCTGGTCGAGACCGGCCATCGTGAAGCCGCCGAGCGCGGCGAAAACTCGGCTCGGCGAATGGATGCCGAGCTTTTCCTTGAACCAGCCGATCACGCTGCCACCGGCCGACTCGATCGCATCCTTCACCGAGCCCAAGCCGCTTTTGATGCCGTTGACCAGGCCGGACATCAGGTTCGCGCCGAAGTCGACGAAGCGCGCAGCAGCCTGCGCCGCGACAACGACGATATCCGCGAGCCACGCGCCGAACCCCTTGCCGGCGCTGGCCGCCGCGTCGAGGCTTTTCTTGCTGGCGTCGACCGGACCCAACAGGCGCGTGATCCAGTCCCACGCGCTCTTTACGGCACCGACCAGCCAGTCGAACACGGGCTTCAGAGGGGCGAACGCCGCGCCGAGCGTCGCGAGCACGCCGCTGAAGATCGGCGCGAGCGGGCGCAGGCCCTCGGTCAGCCCCTGCCAGAAGCCCGAGAAAAACGCCTTGATCGGCTCCCAATACTTGATGACCAGGAGCCCGGCGAGCGCGATGCCGGCGATCACCAGTCCGATCGGATTCATCAGCGCGGCGCGGCCGACGAACAGCAGCGTCTGCGCAAGCGCGCCGAGCGCCGCGCGCACGCCGTTGATCGCGCCCATCGTGCCGCCCTTGACCAGATTGAAGCCGCCGCGCGCGGCGTCGCCGGCAATGCCGGCCGCACCGCGCTGGCCGACGTACTGCCGGGCTGCGGTCCAGCGCGACGCCGCAGCCGCGCGTGTCGCGGCCGCCTGCGCGGCGACGGCGCGCCACACCTGGGCGGTGTACTGCCGCGCGGCGCCGGCGCCATCCTTCATCGCGGTCGCGGCCGACACGCCCCATTGCAGGATCGACGCCTTCGCGGCCTGGCACGCGGCCGGCACGCGCTGCGCGAGCGACGCGAGATAGGTGCGGAGGGACGACGCCGCCGCTCGAGGCGACGACGCCTGCCATGCGCTCGACAGCGCCGTGCGGATGCGCCCGGCCGCAGACTGCGTGCCCTTGCCGGCGGCCGTGACGCCGGCGGCTGCGCCGGACGCCGCGCGGGAAATGCCGCGCAGCGCGCCAGCGCTGGCACCGAGCGCGCGCACAAAGGCGCCGCCCTGAATGCCGAGCATCGACATGCTGAAGCGCACGATCGCCAGCGGCCCCAGGATGCCGGCGAGGGCGATCGTCAACGTGCCGAGCACGGCGAGCAGCACGCCGAGGCCGGCCGCGCCGATCGCGACCGCACGCGTGAAATTCGGGTATTCCTTCGCGAAGCCGAGCAGCCGCTCGAGCACGCTCGTCGTCAGCTCGAGCGCGCGGTTGTACACGGGCAGCACCTGCTCGCCGATGACGGTGCGCAGGTTGCGCACCTTCTCGAGAGCGATCAGCTCCTTCCCTTCGGTTTGCTTCTGCCCCAGCTCGTGCAGCTTGTCGATGCCGTACGCGCCACGGTTCAGCTTTTCATTCTTGTGAATCTGCTCGCGCTGCATGTACATCGTGGCGAACAGATTCGCGCCGTTGCCATTCGTCATGATCGTGGAGAATTCCTCCAGGATCTTCGCGTCGGACGTGATGCCCTTGGCCTTCAGCTTCGGCAGCAGCACTTTCTCCAACCACTCGAACGGCGATGCGCTGAAGAGGTCGCCCTGGATCAACGCGCCGGGCTTGATGCGCTTCACGTTGCCGATCGTGTTGTATTCGACCGACTTCTTATCGACCAGGCCCAGCTCGACCAGGCGCTTCGCGGCACGCACGGTCGTCTTGCCCTGCATCAGGTTGCTGTACGCGGCTTGCACGCCAGTGCCGGCCGCATGCCCGCCCATTTCCTGGATCAGCGGTTCCATCTGGTAGTAGAACGCGTCCTGGCGCATCTGCTTCGCCGCGACTTTGCCGGTCTGGATGAAGTTGCGCCACTCGTCGCCGCCGACGCGGCCGCCCGTGGCGGTTAGCACCTGCTGGACCATGTTCGCTTCGCCCTTGAACGCTGCCTCGCTTTTCGTGCCGCCGCGCAGCTCGATCACCTTCAGCATGTTCATGAACTTCTCTTCGTTCTCGTGCCCCTGGCCGGCACCGAACATCGCCTCGTTCGCGAACTTCATCTTCGCGAGCGTCGGCATCACCATCTGCGCGTGATGCTCGTCCGCGAAGATGGACATCGCGTCGCGCATCAGCGTCATGTTCTCTGCGATCGCAACACCTGGCGTCTTCATCGCGCGGACGTAGCGCTCGGCATCCTGCGTCGCACGGTCGCCGAGGCCGAGCCCCTGGATGCGGCCGCGTTCGTTCTGGACCTTCTTCGCCTCGGCGAGCGGCTCGCGCAGATCGTTGAGGATGTGCGAGCCGGTCGCACGCGCGGCATATCCGCCGATCGCCATTTCTGCCGCTGCGCCGCGCGCGGCGCCCATCTTGGCGCGCGCGTCCGCGATGCGCTTCTGACGGGTGTTCAGCGCGTCGAGCCGGCGCGATTGGGCGTCGATCGCGCCGGTCGTTGCGGCGATGTCGGTGCGCAGCGTGCGCTCGTGCTGGGAGAGCTTGCCCGTGTCGACGCCGGCGCGGGTCAGCCGCGTGCGCAGCTCGTCGACGCTGGCGGATTGCTTCTTGAACGCGGCGCCGAGCTTCGACGAGGCTTGCCGCGCCTTCGCCAGCTCGGCAACCATCTGTTGCGACGGCGGCCCGTACGCTCGCAACGAGGTCGCGAGTTCCTTGACCTTCTTCTGTGCGTCGGCGAGCTTCGTCGCGGTGTTGGCGAGCCCCGTGCGCATCTCGCGGAACTCGCCGACGCGCCGCTGCGTATCGTTGAGTTCCTTGAGCCGCGCGCGGGAGTCCCGCAGCTCCTTCACGAGCGTGCGGTTCTTGGTGGCAATCTCGCGGATCGGCCGGCTCGCCTGGTCGAGCGCCTTGAGGACGACCTCGAGGCGCAGGGAACGGTCACTCATTCATCGCCCCGTTCGTAGCGGACGCGCGCGTGCTCGCGCCAGGTCATCAGTTCATCCAGCGACATGGCGTTCATCACGTCAGGCGTCCAGTGGAAAACGAGGGCGATGTCGGCCATCACTTCGTCGACGGATCGAGGGATGCGTCCTGCTTCACGGAGTTCGGTACCAAAAAACCGGCAAGCTCCGTGCCGAGCTTGACCAGGTCGGCCGGGTCCATGCGCAGCACGTCCTGCTCGGTCAGCATCGGATTGCTGATGCGCGGGAGCACCTTCGACAGGGCGATGACGTCGAGCTGCAGGACGTCGGTGAGCGTGACGCCGCGCAGAGCGCCGCTGCCCGACATGGTCAGCGTGACAGCGTCGATTTTTTGTTCGCCGCGCGCGATCGGGGTGTCGAGCGGCAGCGGGTCGGTTCGTTTCAAAGACATGGGCGTTCCTTAGAAAGTGAGGGGGATAGGGGTTACAGGCCGAGCGCGCGGCGCTGCTGGGCGAGGCGATCGACTCCGCCAACCATTTCGATGAAGTTCGGGAAGTCGATCTCGATCAGGGTTTCGCCGTTGACGACGAGGCGGTAATACGCGAGCGACATCGTGCCGGTCTGGTCGGCGTTGTCGCCGGCCTTGGCCTTGCCGGGGTCGATTTCCTTGTAGCGGCCGCGCACGTACACCTCGACCGCGTCGACCGCTTCGGTGTCGTCGCGCTGATAGGAGCCGGCGAAGCGTACGGTGACGCCGTCGACCTTCGACGTGCCCCACGTCTTGAACATCTCCTTCATGAAGCCGCCCATCGTGAGGCCCAGCTCGAGCTTCTCCATGCCGAGATCGATGTCGACCTCGCCATTCATGCCACCGCCGCGATATGCCTCCATCTTGCGCGTGAGCTTCGGCAACTGGATTTCCGGCACCTCGCCGACGTACGAGACACCGTCCTCGAACACGATGAAATTCTTGAGTTTGGATGGCAGAGCCATTGCGTTTTCCTATGGTGAGTGGCGAGCCGTCAGACGGCGATGCTTTCCGCGAACTTGAGCAGGTAGCGGTCCGTGATGCGCTGGCGGAACGTCAGGTCTTCGAGCGGAGGCGTCGGGCAGAAGTCGTAGTCGATGAAGCCATTACCGGCCTTCAACGAATCCTTGTCGTTCGCGCCCGGATCGAACCAGCACTCGCCGTCGATGACGTAGCCGGCGTTTTTCCACATCCGGAACTTCGCGTTCACGCCATCGACGACGTCGCGAATCAGCGTCCGGCTCATCGGCTGGTCGACCGCCCACATGTGGGCCTCGGCCATCGTGTCGGCGATCACCTGCGCGCTGCGCACATAGTTCTCGAACGCCCACAGCTTGTCCTCGGAGCAGGTCCTCGATCCCCACAGACGGTAACCATTCGCGTTCACCAGCGTGGTGACCTCGTGGCTGTTCAGGTAGCCGGCGTCGGTGTTCGGGTCTTGCAGGTCCCAGAACACGTCGCGGCTGATGCCGGTGACACCGTTCACGACGACGTTGGAGATCGTCTTGTGCCAGCCCGTCTCCTCGTCGATCTTTGCGCGCATGCCGAGCGCGCGCGCCGTCGCCCAGGTGATGTCCTCGGCGCTGGTCGTGGTGTTCCAGTTCACAAAGTCCGGCCAGATCGTCATCAGCTCGCGCTGGCCGAAATTCGCGCGGTAGGCGACGGCCTCTTCCTTCGTTTGAGCACCGAAAGCGTTGACGTATGCGAAGCCGCGCAGCTTCTGCGCAATCGTCGCCAGCTCGGTCGCGACCGGCAAAGTGTCGAGACCAGGACAGCCGAGCACGCGCGGCTTGACGCCGAGCCGGGTATTCGCAGCGAGCAGCGCCTTCAAGCCGGTGTACTGGCCGTCCGCGGTCGTCGTGCCGATCACGTTGCTGGTCGTTGCATCCGCGTCCTTGCCGGTCGGCACGCGCACGGCGACGATCAGCGGCGAGGTCTGCGCCGCGATCGCGTCGAGCGAACGCGCGAGCGTGCCCTTCGTGCCGGCGCGGCCGATGGCGGAGCGCACGTCCGTGATGAGGACGGGACGGTTTTCGGGGAAGGTGGCAGCGTCGGCATCGTCGCCGGTGCTGACCAGGCCGATCACGGCCGTGCTGACCGTGCGGATGGGGCGCGTACCGTCATTGATCTCAATGACGCGTACGCCGTGGTGGTAATCAGAAGGCAAGCTTTTCTCCCGGAAGTGAGCCTTCCGAAAGATTGCCTTCCGCGCGCGCGGAGATCACGCGCGGGAGGTTGTACAGCGGCAGGGCACAACCGAAGCCGCTGCATGGTGCCGCTACGCAGCGACGGGCAACGCGTCCAGCTCGGCCAGGCGGGCGGTCGCGACCTGGTGATAGGTCGGCTCGAGCTCGCAACCGATCCAGTTCAAGCCGGCCTCCTTCGCTGCGGCGAGGAACGTGCCGGACCCGGCGAACGGGTCCAGGACGACGCCGCCTGCCGGTGCCAGGCGCACGATGTCGCGCGCGAGCTGCGCCGGCTTCTCGGTCATGTGGCGCTTCGGATGCGCGAGGCGCTCGGAGAACACGCCAGGCAGATACACGTCGGCGCGGCGCACGGCGCCCTTGGTCGCCCAGACCAAGAATTCAGTCTGCTGCGCGAAGCCGCCCATGCGCGGCCGCGTGCGACCGCTCGTCTTGTCCCACACGGCGACGCCGCGCCAGGTGAAGCCGGCGGCCTGGATCGCATCGGTGAGGCTCGGCAATTGGCGCCAGTCGACGAAGCAGGCCAGGTGCGCTTCATTGCGGCAGAGGCGATAGGCTTCCGCAAGCCACGTCATGCACCAGAACGTCCACGATCGCTGGTCCTTGCTGTCGTGCTGGAATTCGGGGTAGACGGTCTTCACGTCGCCGCCGATGTACTTGCTTGACGGGGCCTGGCTGCGCGAAGCGCTCGTGGTGCCGCCGGACGAGTAGGGCGGGTCGGTGAAGACCAGATCGACGCACGCATCGGGCATCGCGCGCATGACGCTCAGGGCGTCGGCCTGGTGCACGCGGTTGATCAGATCAGCGGAGAGAGTGTGTTGCATGGGGCGAATCCCTTGTATCGGAGGCTCGGTGGCCTGCGGGTAAGGGGCTCGCGGCCCTCAGAATATTCATTGCGCCGCAACGCGGGCATTTGATGTTGAGCCGGACGTATTCGCCGGCGCCGAGTTTGCGGTTACAGCTTCCGCATCGGATGTCCTGCATGGGGTGATTCCTGCCTGTGCTAGGATGCCGGCGCCTCTCGAGAGGTGTCGCGGCCCTGGCCAATCCTGCAGGTGTGCTCTGCTGGTGCGGGACGTGCACGATGTTCCTGCATCGCGCACGTCGCCGCGTCCTTTCCTTCCTATGTCGCGTTACGCGACGATCTCACCGCCGGCCAGCATGTAGCGGTCGAGCGCGTTGTACATCATCGGTCGATCGGCCGCCGGTTTCTCGTCTTCAGGCTTCGCTTCGATCAGGCGACGGTGAATGTACGGCACCGCACCCTCGTTCTCTTCCGGTACACCTTCGACGGAAATGGTCGACGAGAGCTGCAGCGGTTGCTTGCCCGCCTTGTACGTTTCCTCCGACACGTAGCTGTTGATCGATGCAACCGTGGTCCCGCTCAACACGTCGAGCGTGACGTTGCCGATAACGTGGAAGCCGGCCGTCGCGCCGGTCAGTGCGAGAACTACGTTTTTCTTGATTGCCATTTCGAACTCCTGGTGGTGTGTGTCAATTCAGTGGTACGGGGGATTGCGGCCATACGACGTCCAGCGGGAATCCAGTCTGTTGCGGAACGTCTCTCAGCTCGGCGCGGTAGCGTCGAAGGACTGCTTCCAGCTCGGCCTGTCCGGAGTCGGCCGCCCGTTCGACGAGCGGATCGACCTGGGCGAGCAGCTCGTCGCGCCGGCGCCGCACGCTCGCGGCCGCTTCGGTCAGCTCGAACTCTTCCTGGAACTCGGGCCACCAGCGCAGCAGATCCGCTGGCGTCGGTGGCGAAATGTCGGTCGGCGTCCAGATCGGCACCCATGCCGTCTTGGTCTGTTCGTACGTCTGTTCGTTGACAGGATGCGCGACCCAATAATCCTTGCAGCGAACGAGCTGCGGGAATTTCTTCGCGAGAATGAACGCCGCTTGCTCGACGTGAAGCATGGTGTTGTTCTTCATTGGTTCCTCAAAACTACGCCGTAGACCACGATCGCGTTGGCCGTGCCGTTGCCGGGGCCACTCAAACCACACACGACCCATGGGGCGGGCAATGCACCGTTGAGGCGGTCGACGGTGCCGAAGTTGTTCACGCCGGAATCCCACTGCACGCGCGCACCGGCGCCAGCCTTGCTGTTCAGCGCGTTATCGATGTTGCCGAGTTGGTCGGAGAGCCATACGCCGCCACGAAACGCCAGCCTCAGATTCCCGTCCGTGTTGAGAATCTGTTGGCCGCGCATATACATCGTTCCCCAGTCGTCAACGGACCACGTGGCCGCGTTGTACGCACTGTTGATGATTTCAATGCCGCCGCCATCACGCGCGCGCAGGTACGCCCATGAGTCGAACCCGGGCCGGTTGTTGCGCAGGCCGATGTCGGCCTGCCAACCGTCCCGGTTCAGAGTGGGCCGGTTGTAGAAGCGCGAGTTCGTCGTGACGTGGATATCCGAATTGAATACAACCCGGTTGTCTGCGTTGTAGACGATGATCGGGTTCGACTTCCACGAGCCGTCCGGATTCATGGTCGCCCATGCCGAATAGTTGCCGTTCATCGTGCCGTGGAACCACGCCTGCGCGGTGCCGTCAGCACGAGCGACGACAAAGCCGCGCGCGTCCGTGTTGTTCGGTTGCTTGACCCGCAGGTCGCCGGTCATCGTGTCACCGGCCTTGTTCACCTTCGAGTTCGGGTCGAAATTGCCGCTGTCGAACGGAACAGCACCGCCCGCCCACGTCGGGCGCTTGGTTAGCGAAACAACCTGCGTTCCGCGGTCGATATCAAGAACGCGGGACTGCGTAGAGCCGTCATCGGCCCATGCGCTGATAGCGAAGTTTTCCGTGTCGGTTTTCCCGATCGAGAATCGCGTCCACGTTCCGTTTTTGAAATAGATGGTTGACCAAGCGCCGCCGTCCAGACCCAAGCCGGTGCCGCGAATCAGACCTTGGGCGTTGAGAATTGAGCCGTCATCGGCTGGATTGCCGATCAGCACGCGCCCGCCGTTCGGCATCAAGCCCATATTGCCCGCCGCAATGCCGTTCCCGCGCGTAACGTAAAACACGTCCCGCGACAGGCTGTAGGCATCATTCACGGTGCGGATAGTGAACGCGCCATCTCCGCCGTGAAGCACCTCCCATTGCTTCTGGTCGACTGGGCCACCCTCACGCCGGAGAATGATCGACGTCTGCCCAGTCCCGGAACCGTTCGAGGCGACCAGCGCACCAACGCCGCCGACAGCCTTCACACCGCCGTTTGCCTGAATCAGCGCTCCACTACCGTCGTCACCGGTCTTGCCGACGACAAACTTGCCGTTTGCCGTGACGCGTGCACGCTCGGTCCCGCCCGTACTCATCGTAAGCGCCCCTGCGCCGATCGTGGAGCTGCCGTAGAAACCGATGTTTGGTCCATTGGCACCCTTGTACATCCCGATCAAGCCCGAATCGCCGACGCCTTGCCCGGCGATGAAGTAGTTCAATGCGCGCATGCTTCCCGCCACCTGCGCCACATTCACGCCATCGTCGGCCGTGCCGCCGATCGTCATCCGCCCGCCCGGGACCAGCTTTGCGATTTCGGAGTTGCCGGCAATCAGTTGCAAGACGCCGGTCGCGCCTTCACTGCCGACCGACACATTTCCGTTCGAGCGAAAGTAACCCCAATCGCCACTGCAGTTAGCCCATGCGGTAGTCGAGCCGGTGCCGAACCGATGTAGCCCGCGCGTGATCGCGTTGCCGCCAACCTGGAGCATGTGTCCGTCATCGACGGTCGTGCCGATTAGGACACGGTTCGGCTCGCCAGCAAGAAACCGCATCGTTTCCCGACCGTTGTTCGTAACTGCAAACGCCCCGTCGGCAATATGGAAAAAGCCCGTGTCCGGTGCGCCGTCATTCACGAACGAAATGCCCGGCTTGTCCACGGTGCCTTCGGCCGCCAGAATTTGCCCGGACATGGTGAATCCTGTCGTTTGAGCGGGCTTCTGCAGATTGCCTGCGTTCCACACTTCGTTGCCGACGACGGTCAGATTCTTTTTCGCGAAGTCGAACGCGAACATTGCGCCCGTCGACGGGAGGTAGAAGCCGGCGGCATTCGCGGTGCCGAAGAAGTAGCCGCCGCTCGGGCCGAGCAGCATGCGCGCCTCGTTCGCGCCGTTGCTGACGTTGAGCATGCCCTTGACGGCCAGTTGCCCGCCGACGTACGTTCCGGCCCCCGTGTCGTCCAGCATCACGGCGCCCGTGGCGACGTTGATCGTGAACGGCCTGTATGCGTTCCACGACGCGCCCGGATCGCTGTTGTTGGTCAGCAGCAGATAGAAATTCGAGCCGTCGTTGCGCAGCAGCACGTCGCGACCATTACGCAGTCGGATATTGGCGCCGCCCGCATCGAGTCCCGACGACGAAATGCCGCCAGTGAACGCGCCATCGCCGCCAACCTGAAATGCGGTTTTGCCGTCGTCGTCGCGGTTGCCGACAACGACCCGGCCGCCGTACGTGATCCGCACTGCGCGACCCTGATTCGCGTCGCTGTTGGAGTCGTTGGGCGCGCGGTTGATCCAGAAGTCGAGGTATTCGCGGCCCCACGTGCCGCCGTCGTATCCGGCGCGGATCGATGCGATGAGGCGAGCATTGGTGTCCGCCGTGCCGGCAGCGAACGTGCCGTGAAAGCGGATCTTCGCCGCGCGGTTGAGGGCACCCGACGTAGCCGCGACGGCGAGCTGGGCGTCCTGGTCCGTCGCCGTCGACGTGACGCTGACCGGGCCGGTGAGCTGCGGCCGCACGAGCGGCGCGTATCGCGCGGCTGCGGTCTTCGGCGTCACGGCGCGCGTGTCGTCCGCGCCGTCGTCGACCTCGGCCTGCGTCGCCAGCTCGACGACGCCCTTGCGCTCGGTGGTCGCCGGCGGATTGAGGAACGACGTCGGCCCGAACACCAGTTTCGTCACGTCGATCGACGCGAACACGGTATCTGCGGCCAGCAGCAGCATCGAGGTCGCCGCTTTTTCGAGGATCGGATCGTTCTGCACGTAGACGCCGAACAAGACGCCGTTGTCCAGGTACAGCCCGAACCCGTACAGCTTGTACTGGTCTGCGCTGTCATCCTGGATCACGATGTGGATCGTGTCCTTCGCGACGGTGTCGCCGCCGAACGTCGTGATGCGCTTCAGCTCGCTCGGTAGTGCGGTCATGTCCGGCTTGAACACGAAGGCCGCCGTGGCGAGGCCAATCTGCGTGACCTGGTGCGCGGTGGTCCCGGTGTTGCCGGGCGCCACTAATGCGGCGCGGCCGGCGTCCGTGATGTAGATGAGGTTTCCAGCCATGTTCGTTAATCCGTGAGAGAGAGGCGGCGATAAACAGCCGCGCGCACGCCACATGCGACGCCGATCGAGCCGTGCATGCTGAAGCCCTGCGTGAAGGTGTAGTGGGCGGTGCCGCGCTTCGCGCGATCCACCTCGGCGCGAATGTCGTTGACGTACTGCGCGGTGGCCGGCACGCCGTCACGCGCGCCGACCGTCATCACGATCTCGAACGTGCCCGGCACGCCGCGCGGCGTTTTCTCGAACCACTCACGCATCACCACGTTGGCGCCGAACGACGCGCACACGTCGCGTACGGCGTCGGCCGTGCCCTTTTTGCGGGCGATCCGGATCGCGGATTTCACGCGTGCACGCTTCACCTGCTCGGGCCATTCATCGCGCCAGGTGTCGACGCCCATGTGCCAGGCGAGCCAGGGCAGGAAGCGCAGCGGGATTCGATCCGGGTCCATCAGCGTGTCGATCTCGACCGGGATGTCGAGCACGTCCGCGTTGGCTTCGGCCAGGCGCCGCTCGAGCACGGTCGCGTTCGGCGGCAGCAGGGAGACGTCCGGCTTACTCATCCGCCACCCCACCGTCCGTCAGCTCGATACCCGTGCAGTACGGCGCCTGGTCGATCGCGATCGGCACGCCTTCGGCCGGCGTGTCGAGCAGCACCTTCTGGACGCCGGCGACGCGCATCGACGCGTACAGGCCGTCCTTCGTGACCTCGGAACCCGGCCGGTGCATCGAGTCGGCGAACAGTTGCGTTTTCTTCCGCGCTTCCGCGAGCGCGACCGCGCGATCCGGGCCGTTGAAGAAGCGCAGCGTCGCGCGGATCGCGTACCGGACAATCTTCGCGCTCTGCACGATGACCTCGTCCGCCTGCGGCCGCTTCTTCTCCAGCGCCTTCTCGACGATGTTGATCAGCTCCTGGCTCGCCGTGCCGTCACCCTCGCGCGACAGGATCGTGACGATCATCACGCAGGGCGACGGGCTATACGCGGTCGCCGCCTTCACGCGCCCGTCAGCGGCGCGCGCATGGAATACGTACGCGTCGTCGGGGCCAGCGACTGAGAAACCGCGCGGCGCGAGCTGGATGCGCTCGCGCAGGCTGTCGTCATCCTCGTAGACAGGATCGATGCCCTGGTCCGGATCGCCCGGAGAGATCAGCAGACGGTCGACGTCGAAGAGGGCGCCGAGGTGCTCGAGCGTGCTGCGCTTCGCGTACGCGAGCAGGATGCCGCGCGCCTTCTCGTTCATGAGCGCGAGCAGCAGCATTTTTTCGTACGCGCCTTCTTGCAGCAGCTTCACCATTGGCTCCGATTCGAGCTCGAGCGTGGCCGCGATCTCGTCCTGCTGTTCCTTCGGGTACAGAGAGATCAGGCGTGCCTTTTTCTCGGCCAGGATCGTCTCGTAGTCGAGTTCGTCGACGATGTCCGGTGCCGGGAGCTGCGACAGATCGATCGGTGTCGTTCTCATGCTGCACCTCGCCCGGTGGTCGTTGGCAGGCGCATTGAGAAGGCGGTGCCCGCGCGCGGGCCGTCCGTGCGTTCGCCTTGCAACTCGAGAACAGCGCCGCCATCGATGCCGGTGCTACCGAAGTCCACCTGGTTGACCTGGATGCGCGGTTCCCATCGGGCCAGAGCCATGACGGACGCGGCCATCACGCGCATGCGCATCACGGGATTGATCGGGCCGTCGATCAGTTCGGGCAGCAGCGAACCGTATTCACGGCGTTCCACGCGCGTTCCGAGCGGCGTGAATAGGATGTCGGCGGCGGACTGCTCGATGTGGGCCTGCCCGGCGATCGCGCGGCCGGTGCGTGCGTTCATGCCGATCATGCGCCACCCGCGATCGGCTTCGAGGTCTTGGCGAACTCGCCTTGCGCCTGGTGCGGATGCTCTACCAGGCTGACGCCTCGTGACTTCATGTCGGCGTCGGCAGTCACGGTGCCCGTGAAGTGTGCGCTGCCCTGGATTTCGATGACCGAGCCGCCGCCCGTGCTCCCCCCATTTTTGCCGGTCGCGCCCGATTCGAACGTGAGCGGTCCCTTCACGAGCAGCGAGCCCGTCACGGTCGTATCGTCGGCGTCGAGCGTGACGGATTTCGCCTTGACGGTTGCGGTTTGGGTTTCGACCGTTACGCTGCCAGGCGCGATGACCTGGACGGTCGCGCCGGCCGGAAGCGTGGCGGTGAGCGCGTGCGCGGCGAAGTCGTACTGGACGCGTGCGCCGTCGCGGTAGACGCGCACGTGTTGCGTCGGGCTCGAGCTGGGCGAGTCGTGGCCGTCACAATACACGCCAGGGAGAAAGAGGCCCGTCGTCGGTTCGCCGGACGGGCAGAACAGCAGCCCAGGCTCGCCCTCGGACGGCGGGTCCCACGTGATGCTGTCGCCGGTGCGCTGCGCGAGCCAGCGAATCCAGTCGGTTTGCAGGCCACCGGATTCCACGCGTACGCGGCGGGCACCGTGATCGACTTCGATCACGGTGCCCTCGCGCAGGAGGCTTTCGAGGCGGCGGTTCAGGTCAGCAAAATCATCCATGCGGCAAGGATGCCGCGCGCGCGGGAGACGGTCATGCGAAAAGGGTTGTACACGGCTGGTTAACAACCGTGACCCAGGGCAAACGGATGGAGCGTCGCGCTATCGCGACAGGAAGTCGAGAACGACGTCGGCGATCCGGTCGACGTCGGCATCGGCCAGGCCGAGCAGCTCGCGCGCTGGATACTGGACGACCGGGCCGTTGCGCTCGACGCGATCGCGCAGACCCTCCTGGTGCACGCGCGCGATGCGTTCGACCTGGCGCGTGAAATGCAGGACCGATGCGTCAGCCGTCGACGCGGTTTTGAGGAAGCGCGCGGTGCGCAGCTTCGCGAACATCGCGCGACGGATACGGCCCTTCTTGCGCCGAGCCTGCGGCTTGCGGGGCGCGAACCGGCTGCCGTCCGGGTTGCGGGCTTCGGCGATGCGCCGCGAATGACGTCGGCGCAGATCGGCGGCCAGCCCCTTCGCCAGCACCGCGCGCTGCGCGGCCGTGAGCTGGCCGAGCAGGCCGGACGCCCAGTCTTCGGCGCGGGATAGTCGATCGACCATCACGTCCCCGCGATCGGCGGCTCGCCGAAGTGGCGAATCTCGTAGCCGCCCGGTTGCTCGATTACGCCGACGCGCTCGGTCAGCTTCAGCAGGATCTCGACGTCCGATTTGCCGTTGTCGAGCAGCTCGGCCTGGAACTTGAACCCGTCGCGGCAGAGGTCGCGGTTGAGCAGCAGCTCGGGCTGGTGGACCTTCAGCCAGGCGATGATCGGCACCATCAGGTGATCCGAATGGCCGGCGTAGTCGGTCACGACGATGTCGAGGGTGTACGCATATTCGAACGACAGCGATTTCGCTGCGGTGACGGCAATCGACCCGTGCTCGATGAAGATGTGCAGTCGATCCGGATTGCGGGCGAACTCGGGCAGGGCGGCCGTGAGCGCAGCGCGCAGGCTGTCGGGCTTGTTCATGGTGCCGGCTCCTCGGTGTCGCGCACGCGCGCCTGCAGCGCGATCAACTGCTCGGCGTTTTCGTGACATGTGGTGTAGTTGCCGGCGACGGTTGCGGCGACGGCAGAGAGCGCAACGCCCGAGGGGGCCGCATCAGCGCTTCCGGGATCGCCCACCGGCACGTTGGCGGCGGCGCTGTCGTGCACGCGCACAAACCCGACAGGAACAACGCAGGCGCGATCAGCTTCGTGATCCACATAAACGGGAACCTCCTTGATGATGGTGTCGCCCTTCTCGCGGACGACCTGGACGCGGTCGACGTACTGTGTGACGACCTTCACGTCGCGGCGTGCCGCGTCGCGCTCGGCCGTCCGATCGCGCACGTCGCGGGCGAGATCGTCGACGCGCTGGCCGGCGTCGACCAGGCGCGCATGCTGAATCGCGATGACGCCGGCCGCCCCGGCAAGCGCGACCGCGCCGACGACGAGGATGCGAGCGCTGGCCGTCATGCGACCGCCCGGCTATAGCGATCGAACGCTCGTTCGAGCTTCACGTCGTACAGGTTCTCTGCGTACGCGCGGCCGTTGTACAGCTCGGCGAACTTCGCCCACTTCCGGCCGCGCAGCGCGGCGAGCATCGCCTTGTCGGCCAGGACGAAACGGACGAATGCCTCGAGCTGCTCGGCCTCGCTGACCTTCATCGCGTCGACGAACGCGAACACGTCCGGATAGCCGAGCGCCTTCCAGTGGAAGCCCATGATTTGAAATGCGCCCCAGCTCGTCGCCTCGAGCGCGCACGCGGCCGAGATTTGCGATGCGCTCGCGAGACGCGCGTATTCCGCTGCGTCGCCGGCGTAGCCGCCGCGCTTCGGGTTGACCAGCGCCGGATACTTCGCCGCCAGCGCGTCCGCGTCCAGGCCGGCCGCCGCGAGCTGGCGGTACATGATGTGCCGTTCGTACAGGATCACGGGTCGGCCGTCAGGCAGGAACCCGGCACCTTTCGATTCCACCTCGTTGACGGCACGCACGGCCGCGAGATCGACCTGCAGCCGATCGGCCGCACGTTGCAGGTCGGCGTCGGTGAGATGGCGCGGATCGCGCCGGCCGGCCGCGAGCGTCGACCAGGTCTTCGAGCCGGCGATACCGTCTGCGACCAGACCGTGCGTCGCCTGGAACGCCATCACGGCGTTCCGGGTAGTGCTGCCGTAGATCGCGTCGACGTCGAGGCGCGCGCCGGCTGCGATGAGTTGGCGCTGCAGGTAGCCGACATCGGCGCCGCGGTCGCCGAGGCGAAGGGTCTTATACATGACGCCCCCATACCTTGAATTGCAGCACGCGTGCGATCAGGGAGTCGCGCGGATTGCCGCGGTGGAACAGCTCGACGACGTTGCCGCGAACGCCATAAACGGCGAGGCAGAGGACGCCGACCAGCACCGTGTCGGCAAGATTCGCCGGCGGCAGCATGCCGAACGCGGCGCGGATCGGCGCCGCGCCGGCGGCGACCGCGATCGTGTACGCCAGGCATGCCGCGAGCGGCCGGTGGGCGCTCGTGCCACGGCGGAAGGTCACGAGGCGCAGCGCAAGCGCCGCGCACAGCAGCACGTAGACGGTCGTGAGCATCACTTTTCCCTCCCCTTGAACACGTTCAGCAGCCGATCGGGCGCGTCGGCCTGGGCGATCAGCCATAGCAGCAGCTTCACGACGAGCGCGGATGCGATCAGCGCGCCGATGCCGGCGTGCACCTCGACGCGGGCCGGCAGCACCGCGTCGAGCGCGGCGGCGAACAGTTCGGCCGTGAGGCACCCGGCGACGAACGAGATCACGAAGAACGCGATGCGCTTCGGAATCGACGGATCGGCGGCCGTCATCACAAACAGCAGCGAGCCGGCGAACGCGCCCATGACGACGTTGGCGTCGACGCCGGGAAACAGCGAAAGCGTGGCGACGCCGAGCGCCGCGACCGTCGCGGACGACGTGGAAATAGGTTCAGCCATTCTCAGTCCCATAACTGGAGCCGCTCGGCGCCGGATTGCGCCGCTTGCGGTACTTCGTCGGGCAGCTCGACGAGCAGCCCGTGAGGCAGGATCGGGCCGTACTGCGCCAGGTCCCGGTTGAGGTCGAGCACCGCTTCGACGACGCCGCGCGTGCGGCCTAGCACACGCCAGCAAAGCGCGTCGATGGTTTCACCCTGTATCGCACGTACCTCCATCAGGTCCGCTCCTGGCCGTTGGCGTCGAACGTCGCAATGAGATCGGGCTTGCTGCGCTCACGTCGTTGTCTGCACTCGCCGGCAATGCAATGCAACGCATCTTCGACGTATTCGAACCAGTCAATGTCGCGCCAGAAGAACCATGCATACCGACGTTGCAATCGGTGCGGTTGTGATCGACCGTTGCGGAAGCGACGGCCGGGCTGATGGCACAGGCGGAACACGGCGCGGGCCATCAGATCAGCTCCACGGTGACGCGTGGCCGGCCAACGATGTCGCTGATAGCCCACCGAGCATCACGGCGCAGCTCGTCGCCCTGGGGCTCGAGCTCGTCTGCGCGGCGTGCGCCGTCGCCTGTCGTGTCGTAGTCGCGGTACCGCTCGATGAGCGTCGCCTTCGCCAGGCAATACACCGCGCGCCGGTAGTGCTGCAGCCGGACGCTTTCGCCGTCGAGCTGGTCGGCCGGCGCGTCGGCCAGGCAGGTGATGCCGGCATCGCGCCACGCCGCGCGTGCGCTGCGCAGCTCGCCGTTTACCTCGGCGATCGCGGCGAGCAGCTCGTGCCGCAGACGGGCGTCGGTGATCGACCCGTCGAGGCGCATCGTGTCGCGCGCGTGCTCGAGCGACACATCCGGATAGAACGGGTCGTTTTTGATCGGCTTGGCGGGTTCCGCATCCGCCGGCGCACGCGGCAGCGGCGGGGTCGAGACAAAGGACATGGTCGGGTTCGTCAGGTTGATCGGTAGAGGCGGTGGACGGGGCTTTCGCGCGGACAGTGCCGGCTACGGCCCCGTGCCGCCTGGTGCGCGGGGTACGCTCGGTGTCAGCCACCGGGGCCGGACTGGCCCCCGTTGGCGGAATTCTTCAGCTCGCGCTCGACCCGCTCGATGTCCTTCTTCACGCCCACGTTCGCGAAGAGCTGCAGCGCGCGGCGTAGATGGTCGAGGGCGCGCGCGGGATCGGAAGCGGAGAGGCCGTAGCCGATCGCCTTGTGCAGCTTTGCGCGAACTTCGTCGGGCATGTCGGCCGTTGCCGTGAACTGGTCAATCTCGACGAGCGGTTCGACCTGGATCGCATCGCCGGCGCGATGGGCGCGCAGCGCAGCCTCGGCGAATTCCTCGACGAGCAGACACGGCGTGCTGCGCTTGTACTGGTCGGGCAGCGGCAGAGCGTGCCGCAGCGCGTACGCACCGATCTCGAGCGCACCCTGGTAGTCGCCGACGTCAACGCGCCAGACCATGATCGTCATCAGCACGTCGTCCTGCGCGCCGGCCGCGCCTTCGAGCACACCAGCGACCCAAGCGTCGTATGCGGGCAGAAACTGACGCTTCAGGTCGGCTTTGCGCTCGAGCGACTCGACAGCCTTCAGCGCGCGGCGGTGTTCGTCGAGCTGCGCGAGCATCAGCGTATATGCCGAGTCGTCGCGCAGCCCGCCGGCACTCGTCGGCGTGCCGCGCGCGGCCGTGGCCGCGACGGTGCGCTGGAAGTGTTGGCGGAACGGGTTCGTCATGCGCCACCCTGCGGAGCGGCCGGGGCAGCGTCGACGAGCTGGATGTTCTCGACCACGCAGCCGGCGCCGTACTGCTCAATCACATACGCATCGTTGGAGCTTTCATAGTTCTCGATGCGATCACGTTCCGGCTTGTCCACGAGCGAACGCCGGCGAGCCCCGGTTTGCCAGTAGATCGACAGGTTGTCCAGGCGCGTGATCATCAGCGCATGAGCCGGGAAGAACGGAACGCTGACGGCCGGCAGGTTGCCGATGCGCTTCTGCGACACAACGATGTCGGTTGCCAGCGTTTCGGTCGACGGCTGTGCCTGGTTGATGAGCGGAAAATACTTGTCCTGGAGCAGCTCGCGGCCGCAGATCACGACGAGTTTCGGGTCTTCGGTGTACCACGGGTCGAGAAACTCATTGCGCGCGAGCGAAACGACCGCATCGAGATTCTTGAACTCTTCGCCCTTACCGATCTTCACGCCCGAGAACACGCGTTGCTTCGCGTTGTTGCGGTACTGCTGCAGCCAGCCGATGTTCACGTCCTGCAGCAGCGGATTCGCAGCGAGATCGGTGTCGGCCGCGACCTTCTCGCCGTTCCAGCCGATCATGATGCGATCGAGTGCCTGGCGAATGATGATGGAGTCGCGCAGACGCGCCTGGAAGTCGGGGAATTTTGCCCACGCGTCGAGCTGCTGGTAACGGGAATGGGTGTCGTAGTCCGTCTTCTCGCAGCGGTATTTCTGGTTGTCGAGCGCCGACACATCGCGCGTCTGTCGCTCGCGTTTGGTCGTGTCCGTCCGGCTCGCGATCGGGCCGGATACGCCGAGGCCGACCTTTTCGCCTTCCATTTCCTCGACGCCGATAATGTTGATCAGGCCAAGGAATGCGCTCGATTGCTGAATCTTGGTTTCGAGCGTTTGCTGCACGCTCGGCGCCACCGAAAATTTCTTCGTGGCATCGCTGATGCCGTTGAGTTCCTGGATGCGGGCCAGGAACCGGTTGTACTGCTCGCGGGTAGTGTTCAGCATGGGTTCTTTGTCTCTGGGAATAGGGATGAGGGCGGGTTAGCAGTCGGTCTGTGCCCCGTTGTCGCTGCCCGTCGACGTCGGCCGCTGTTGCGGGCTGCTGTCGGTGCGCGAAAGCTTCTGGACCAGCTCGCTGTGTCGCTTCTCGCCGTCCTTCTGCGCGCGCTTCAGCTCGTCGACGTTCGTGTTGAATTTCTCGAGCTGCTCGAGCACCTGGCTCTGGCTTTCCGCGAGCGCGACGACCGATTGCGACAGGTCGGAAAAGCGCTGGTCGTCGGTTGCTTCCTTGCGGTTCAGCAGGCCGCGTACCTTCGAGAACAGTGACTTGCCGGCATCACCGGTACGCGGCGGTGCGTCCTCGTCTTCGATCTCGATGTCGGCTTCGATGGCCGCGCTGAAGAGGTTTTCCGGGCGCTGCTTCCGTGCGTCGTACGCTTTGTGCTTCGCACTGAACTGCAGCATTTCCGTGCCGAGGCTTGCCGGGTTGTCGGTGACGGCGAGACCGACCAGGTACGCCTCTCCCGTGTCGGCGAAATCGGGATCGACTTCCATCGACGTGTAGACCTTCTGCCGCTGCTCGGTGGTCAGCGCGATCAGGTCTTTGGTCGGCGACAGTTGCGCGAGCAGGCGCATCTTTCCGTCCTGCTCTTCTGCCTTGAGTGCGATCACGTCGCCATACGCGCGGAACGTGCTATCCGGGGTGTAGCCGCGAATGTGTTCCATGTTGATGCGTGCGCCGTACGTTTTCGGGTCGTAGCTGCTCGCCATCTGTTCCAGCATCGCGCGATCGATCGTGCGGCCGTCCGTCGTCGCGCCTTCGGTTGCGATCCGGAAAAATTTCGTCTTCTTTGCGTCCTGTGCCATGTGCGAATCCGCTGAGAGGGGGCTGTGTTCAGGGATTCCAGTTTCGGCAGTTCGAACCGGAGCCGCAACGCATGTTGGTTGTGCGCGCAACTGATACAACCGTATGCAGTAGGGCCTACGCGCGCGCGTCGGTAGCCTTGCTGCATGACTGCACTTCCCATTGATTCATCCGACGTTGATCCCCGCCGACGCGCACGCGACCTGTACTGGCAGGGGTATCGCATCGCGCGTATCGCCGAGCTTCTCGGCGTGAAGCCCGCCACGCTCTATAGCTGGAAAAAGCGCGATGGATGGGACGAGACGGAGCCGGTCGATCGCGTCAACATGACGATCGAGGCGCAACTGATAAAGCTCGTCACGAAGGAGGCGAAGGAAGGGCGCGACTTCAAAGAGATCGACCTGCTGACACGTCAGCTCGATCGGTTGCGATCGCGACCAGCGAACGATGCAAAGGTGAGCGAATCCGGGGGCGGTGGCGGCATGCGCCGATCGCGCAGCTCGGACGACCGCAACGCGTTCAGCGAAGAGCAGATCGAGAAGTTGAACGATGCGTTCCTCGAATCGATCTTCGACTATCAGCGCACCTGGTATCGGGCAGGCTTCAAAGAGCGGATTCGCAACATCCTGAAGAGCCGGCAGATCGGCGCGACCTGGTACTTCGCGCGCGAAGCGCTGCTCGACGCGCTGAACACGGGCCGCAATCAGATCTTCCTGTCGGCCAGCAAGGCGCAGGCGCACGTGTTCCGCCAGTACATCGTCCAGTTCGCGAAGGACGCGGTCGGCGTCGAGCTGAAGGGCGATCCGATGGTGCTGCCGAACGGCGCGACGCTGTACTTCCTCGGCACGAACGCGCGCACCGCGCAGAGCTATCACGGCAACCTCTATTTCGACGAATACTTCTGGGTTCCGCGCTTCCAGGACCTGCGCAAGGTAGCGTCCGGCATGGCGATTCATTCGCAGTGGCGCCAGACGTATTTCTCGACGCCGTCGAGCCTCGCGCACGACGCGTACCCGTTCTGGTCCGGTGCACTCTTCAACCGCGGCCGACCGAAGGATCAGCGCGTTTCGATCGACATCTCGAACGCTGCGCTTGCGGCGGGCCGCGCGTGTGCGGACGGCCAGTATCGGCAGATCGTGACCGTCGAGGATGCCGTGCGCGGCGGCTGCAACCTGTTCGACCTCGAACGCCTGAAGCTCGAATACAGCGCGGACGAATACGCGAACCTGCTGCTGTGCCAGTTCATTGACGATTCGCTGTCGGTCTTTCCTCTCGCGACGTTGCAGACGTGCATGGTCGACACGTGGGAGGTGTGGGACGACTTCAAGCCGCTGTACATGCGCCCGTTCGGCGACGAAGAGGTGTGGATCGGTTACGACCCGTCGCACACGGGCGACAGTGCGGGCTGCGTGGTCTTGGCGCCGCCGAAGTATCCCAGCGGCAAGTTCCGCGTGCTCGAGCGGTTCCAGTGGCACGGCCTCGACTTCGAAGCGCAGGCGGCGCAGATCGAGGCGCTGACCCAGCGCTACCGCGTGACGTACATCGGCATCGATACGACGGGGATCGGCCAGGGTGTCTATCAGCTCGTCACGAAGTTTTTCCCGGCCGCAACGCCGTTCCACTACTCGGTCGAGATCAAGACCGCGCTGGTGATGAAGGCGCAGAACGTGATCCGCAAGGGCCGGCTCGAGTTCGACACCGGCTGGAAGGATCTCGCCGCCGCGTTCATGGCGATCAAGAAAACGATCACGCCCAGCGGGCTGCAGGTCACGTACAAGGCGAGCCGATCCGAAGAGGCGAGCCACGGCGACCTGGCCTGGGCATGTATGCACGCGCTCGCGAACGAGCCGCTCGAGGGCGCGACGGGCACCAATACCGGATTCATGGAGATTTTTGATGGCAGGTAAGTATCGACGCGGTGCCGGGCGCCGCACGCATGGCCGTGCCGAGCAGGCCGCCGAGTCCACGCCGGCGCCGGCGCCGCGTGCGGAGGTGTTTTCGTTTGGCGATCCGATCGAAGTGATGGATCGGCGCGAGCTGCTCGAGTACGTTGAGTGCATGCGGATGGGGAACTGGTACGAGCCGCCGCTGCCCCTGGACGGCCTAGCGCGTTCGTTTCGGGCCGCGCCACACCACAGCTCGGCCATCTACGTGAAGCGCAACATCCTCGTGCAGTCGTACATCGAGCATCCGCTGCTGTCGCGTGCCGACTTCAGCCGGTACGTGCTCGAGTACCTGGTCTTCGCGAACAGCTACCTCGAGTTGCGCACGAACCAGCTCGGCGCGCCGATGGCGCTGAAGTCGTCGCTCGCGAAGTACACACGGGTCGGCGTCGAGCCGGATCAATACTGGTTCGTGACGAACGTGCGCGAGCCGTACGAGTTCCCGAAGGGCTCGGTCTATCACCTGTACGAGCCGGACCTGAACCAGGAGATCTACGGGCTACCCGAATACCTGTCTGCGTTGAACTCGACCTGGCTGAACGAAAGCGCGACGCTGTTTCGCCGGCGCTACTACAAGAACGGGAGCCACGCCGGCTTCATCCTGTACATGACCGACGCGGCCGAGAAGCAGGAGGACGTCGATAACCTGCGCTCGGCGCTGAAGAACGCGAAGGGGCCGGGCAATTTCCGGAACCTGTTCATGTACGCGCCGAAAGGGAAGAAGGACGGCATCCAGCTCCTGCCGATCGGCGAGGTCGCGGCGAAGGACGAGTTCTGGAACATCAAAAAAGTGACGGTCGAGGATCAGCTTGCGGCGCACCGCGTGCCGCCGCAACTGATGGGAATCATCCCGTCGAACGCGGGCGGGTTCGGTGACGTGCAGAAGGCGGCCGGGGTGTTCAATGACCTCGAGATCGAGCCGCTGAAAGCGCGGCTCCGGGAGCTGAACGATTGGATCGGAAAAGAGGTTGTGCGCTTCCGGCCGTACGTGCCGCCGGCGCAGTGACGTGGCGCTACGCGTCGATAGTGCCGGCTACTCGGCCGGCCGGTCAGGTTCGGCGGTCATTTCGTCGGCCGGGTAGAGCTGCAGCATCGCGCGTGCTGCTTCGACGTTCGACGTCGTCAACCACTCTTCCCAATCGTCCGGCCGTAGGATCACGACCGAGCGCTTTTCGTCGAATGGCTTGTGCATGCGCGACATCAGCGGGTGGCCGTCCGCGTTGACCGTGATCATGGACATCACGTGGTGTTCGGTGCCGTCCTGGTTCGTGAGCGTGCGCCAGATGCCGGCGACACACATCGTTGGGCGATCTACCACGCCGATTCGTTGCCACACGCACGGCCCGAGCACCCAGTCGCCGTTCGCTTCTTGGCGCGCATCCGGATACGACGGCTCGACTATGAAGCGCGCCGGAATCAGGCAACGCTTGCCGCTGCGCCACGCCGGGCCATACAGCGGAGACTTGCCTAGTTTGTCGTCGCGCGCGTTCATCGTCCTCAGGATTTTCCGAACCGGGCGCCCCGCCTTCTTATCTTCCTCCTGCTTTTTTTTCTGATCGGCACGCGGCCAGAAGCCGAAGCCTGCGATCAGCGGCTTGAACTGCCCGTCGACGTTGCCGACGATCGGCGCGTCGTAGTCCTGGTAGATCTCCGGCTTCCACGGCGTCCAGCGGTACAGATCGTAGAAGTTGTCGATCTTCAGCTCGTTGAGCCCTGGATCGTCACCTGGCGCGTAGTAGTTGGTACACATCGCTGTCCCCTTTTTTGTCTGACGGGCCGGTCTGTTTCACCGTATCCGGAATCGTTACCCTCAGCTACACTGTATAAATATACAGGTGTTTGTGATGGATACGGAACGACCAGGCTACGGGCTATTCACGCCGCAACTGACGCGTCCATGCTGGACGTGCGAGCACTGGAGCGGGTACATCGCGGGCAGCGACAGGTCGGCCGTGTGCTCCCTGCCGGGCTCCGAGCATGTCCGCGCGATCGCGGTGTCGGGTTGCGCCTTCTGGGTCCGCGCGACCGGGATCGACGAGCTGACGAATGCGCAATGCGATGCGTTCGTGCAGGAATACCAGCCCCAATACCCGTATCGGAGGCCCTCCCGTGCATCGCGAAAATAACTTAGAAAATGCTTGTGGATTTCGCGAGCGCTTCGAAGCGGCACGCTCAGGCACTTCGCCGTTTCAGAACTGAATCATTCCCGCCATTTTTCCGCCTTCTGCATGCACGAGCATCTGCGTGCGGCCCACAAACCACCTGGAATCGGCGTTCAACGGTACAAGGCTGAAACATTTTTCATATCAGCCGATGTTTGTTTTCCCTCAGTACAGCCTCGCCCCTTATGCCATCGGCGATCACGGTTGATGGCGCGGGCTTTGCGTAACCGGTGACTGTGGGGGGAACTGTGAACCGCGCTTTTCGTAAGGATGTGCTGACGGGGATCGATTTGTTTCCCGTGTCGAGCCGTGTTCTGGACTGAAGGAAGTACGGGACACGGCTCTCTTTTTGTCCCAAATCAGAAGAATGCTCGCGGGGGAAAGTATGGATGACCGTTACGTTGGGATTGAACGGGACCTCTTGCATTTAAAAAATGCCGTAGAAACCCTGTCGAAGAACCGCGACGAGTTTCCGCTTGGGACGTCGATGCGCGATCCCGCGTATTGGCGGGCGCGACTTGAGTCGATTCGCGTGATGGCCGATCGCCACCACTATCGGGATCTCCGAGACCGCTCTGACGCTCTGCTCATCGAGATTTCCAGGCTGCAGTATTGGATGGCGGGACGGTAGCGAGATCGGCGGGCCTCTGGCGCCCGTTGAGCGGCTGACCGCGCGAGGGCGCGCCGGAGGTGCGGCAGCTCGCGGCAGGCCGCTGGCGGCCCTGCTAACGCGTGCTGGACGCCACCCTGAGGGGGCCGGAACGGTCCCGGAAGAGGCGGCGCAGACCCGGCGCGCGCAGTTGTGACCCCGCCCCACCTGCCCGCAAAAACGAACGGTTTTTATGCACTCATGCGCCCGGCGCTCGGGGCCGCCTGGCGCGGGCCGCGCGGCGATCGGCGGGACGACTCTTCTTTGCACTTTTATGCGCCGTGTTTATGCAGTCTCGCCCTTTTCCTGGTCCGACGACAAAGCGGTCACGGGCAAAGAAGCTAGACGGACGAGCACCTCGAGGCGTTGCGCGTCCGACATATAGGTTTCGTCAACCTCAGCAAGGCCAACTTCGGCCATGAGACATCGCCACAAATCGAACGCGCCGATGGCGGCTCCAAGGTGTATGTCTGCCGCGTGGCTGCCACGCGGCCGAAGCGCCGCTTCGTTGAGGTGATACTGGATTTCGCGTTCAGCGCAGGCGGTGATCTGCACGTAACTGAGGGGCGTTTCCATCACGCAGTACTCCCAGCGGGCCGGGGAGTGAGTGGCCCGACTTAGTAACCCGCCCTCATGTTATTCCTCGATGTCGGGCTCGGTTGTTAGAAAAAGTAATGCTCGCGTGCCGAGTCATTATCGTCCCGGAAGTTTTGCCGTCTTGTGAAGCTCGACCCAGTAGGCGGGGAGTTCGTCGTCGGGCACGTCGAAGCGCCGGAGCCACGCTTCGCTCGCGATCGTCGTGCTGAGAAGCGGGGCGGTGCTGTTGACCGTGCCATCTTGAAGGCTGTCGATTTTGCGGGCGACGATGGGACGCAGGGCGCGATTCAGTACCACGTACGCGGCCGGCAGCGCCGGCGGTTGCCCGGCCCCCATCGATACGCCCGTCTGAGGTTCCATCCCCGCCTGAATCAGCAGGCCGCCGTCGTCGAATGCAGACTTTCGATACCAGTCCGGGGGGAGCACCATTCCGTCTGCGCCGCCGGCGTTGCGGACGAGATCGGCGTCGATCACGGTCAGCCAGTCGACCGTCTTGAGCTTGTCGGTCAGGTCGCGCACGCATGTGCGTCGTGGGCTTCCGACATCGAGCCCGGCCCCGTACTGCCGCGCCCAAAAATACTCGCTCGCTTCGTTTGGTTCCCGCCCCATCGGCGGCAGGTTGACCGCATAACCGCCATGTCCGTGTACTGGCCGCAACCATTCCGCGAACTCGGCGAACAGCCGCTCGAACGCGCCAGGCGCGAACTGCAGAAAGCTACGCGGTACCGTGAACGACATGACGTCGAGGCTGCGCTCAAACTTCGCTTCCCAGTCTTCCAGGCAGAACACGGCGAAATCGTAGAAGCCGGCCGCGAGCTTGTGATCGGCGCTGGTCGTGGTCGATACCAGGGCCGCATTGCTGGGAACGCGCTTCGCCAGGTCGGGAAAGCCGGCAGATTTGTCGAACGCGACGGGCGCCGCGCCTTCGGCGTAGAACCATCGCATCGGGCCGGCCTTCGGCGGATCGCGGCCTTCAGCCTCTGCCAATGCCGTCTCGTACTTCGTGATGACCTCAAGATAGCGGTCGTAACATCGCACGAGCGCCTTGCGCGTCGCCTCCGCGTACCCGTTCCGGAAGTACAGGACGCCGCGCACGACGAGCGCCGCGCCTACGATGCCTTTCTGGTAGGGCGGCTCGAACAGTCCATACGGCAGGGTATCGCGGCGCTTCGGGTCGTTGGCCCATGCGGCCAATTCGTCTTTCGTCATGGTATTCAGGGGAACGCGAAGCCGGGAACGCCCGGCGGAAGGTGCGGGATCGGGACAGGCATTGCGCGGTTCGGCCCGGCCGGAGCGACGCCAAAAATCGACTCGACGTCAGATTGCGTTTGCGTCGATCTCGCCGGTTTCTCGTCAGGCTTGTCGTCGCCACATCCGCAGTCGGCAGGGCGCAGCGTTGCCACCTTTTTGTCGCTGCCGGCAATTCGCACGTATGCCTCCCGTTGACGATCGCCGTACGAATCCTCGAACTTCATTTCGACGACGGTCTTGATATTCGATTGCTCCGGCGGCAGAGATGGGTCGCGTACAATTACGACGTCGGGGCGACGCGTTTGGTCCAGCCCCACCTTCTTCCCGTCGCGGTAGCCCTTCATGCCGCCAGGCCAATTATCCCGTATCCAGTCGACGATGGAATCCGGGCGCAGCGGCCGATCCTCTTCGGTCATGATCGGGATCGGTGGTGCAGGCGGTGTCGGGCTCATGTCGTAGCTGACCTCCGGGAGGTACTCGGTCGGCCCGCCGAATGTGGCGCGTGATGATTCGTTCAATGCATCCAGGCGTTGCGCGACGCATGCTTGTCGGAGCGTCCTCGACCTCCCGCGCTTGTCCACCCTGGTCTGGACGCCGATGCGCGCGCACGGGCACATGACGCCGCAGAGCACTTCCTTATCCTTGCCTGACAGGCGACCGTCGAGCCCGACAAGGGTCGTGTTGCCGTCGCCCTTGCTCGCGCCGGCGGCCGAGCTGCGCGAATAGTCGGTCATGCCTTCGTGTCCGCGGTGCCTGTCGTGCCCGGCTGGCTGAACGAGAGCGACGCGGCCTGGTGTGTGTTCAGCCAGTCCGTCAGGCCGTTAGCGTCTGTTGTGCCGTGGATCGTTTGGCCGTCCGTCGACGTCACCGTGTACGGATGGTTTGCGATGGGCCGGCGGGTGTTGTCGTCGACGACCTGAAAGCGCCCGCGATTCGGGCCATCGTTCTGCGCGACTACGCTCTTGCCGCCGCCGACCGGCGCTCCCGCGCCCGATGTCGGAGAGGCAGTGGCGGTGCCCTGGGACGCGATCAGCGTTGCGCCACATGCAGCTACGTCGCCCTCGGTCACGACCGGTCGACCGTGGAAGGTCATGTTCAAACCGGCCTTGATCTTGACGATCGGATACAGGCCACCACAGCGCGGACATGAAACCATGTCGCCGAGCAGAGCGAGCGCCTTTCCGTCGACAGTGTTGGTCATGTCGCTGGCAATCACGCGCCCACCATGCGAGGTCGTGTCGCCATCCCGAATGAACGCAAATCCCATCGCAATTCCCCAGAATAGTTTGCGATGGAATCTAGCACGCACAGACAACGAGACGCCCTGTCAGTAATGCCGGGGCAATATGGCGAAAAGCCTGGCGCGGTCTCGGTGAGCGCCGTTTCCAATCGGGCACGGAACCTTGCCAGATAAGCCTGAGAGGGCGACGGAATGGTTCATTTTGGAAACGCGGAAATGCGCTAAGTCCTTGCAATCGTTGACAATTTCGAGTGC